GTCAGCAACCAGTAGCCCATCTTTGGGTTTGAATCGCAGAGTAGACGATGGTGATTTAGTTCACTTTTATCAAGCAGGAGCATTTGAAGGATCTATTTCCGTTTCTGGTGCCACTGTTTCGTACAATGCTTTTGCTGGATCGCACTGGTCGCAACTGCAAGACGGCAGCAAGCCCGACATTCTGCGCGGTACAGTCATGGAGTCAATCAACGAACTGTGTGTATGGTTAGGTGAAAGCAACGAGCGTTTGCCAAAAGCCAAGATTAGTGACACCGCTGGCAGCAAAAAAGTCTACGGCGTGTTCATGGCGTGGGACAACGACTGGACTGAAACAAACGATATGTATGTCACGGCGGTCGGTGCGTTTATCTGCCGCGTCAATGGCAGCGTCACGGTGCAGGAAGGAGACTTGCTAGAGTCAAACGGCGACGGCACGGCGCGTGTACAGTCCGACGACATTATTCGTAGCAGCACTATCGGCAAGGTTACTAGCACAATAAAAACACATCAATACGACGATGGCTCATATTGCGTGCCAACTGTATTGTATTGCGGTTAATCAGGAGCAAATAAATGACAACTATCACTTGGAATATTTCACAACTCGACTGCCACCCACAAGAAAATGCTAACACTAATGTCGTTTTCACGGCGCATTGGCAATGCAATGGTACTGATGCTGCTTACAACGCCAGTGTTTACAGCACTTGTAGCATACCTATAAATACAGGTGAGTCTTTCACACCATATGCAGAATTGACCAAAGAGCAAGTGCTAGATTGGATCTGGGCTAATGGGGTTGACAAAAATACCACAAAAGCTGCTATTGAGCAACAGATTGAGAATCAAAAGAATCCACCAGTTGTTTCTCCACCACTTCCTTGGGTTTAAAAAGATCTAGTAAGAAATGTCTAATCCAAGAATTTATCAAGTTAAGGATCTCGCGACCCGTATCACGGCGGCGAACGATCAAGCAAACTCTGCGTTTGACAAAGCCAATGTTTCTGGTGCAACAGCAGCCAGTGCAGCAAACACTGCAGCTGTTTATGCTAACAGTGCATTGACTACATCTAATACTAGCCTTAACTTTAATAATACTAGCACGATTAATGTTTCTGTTACTTCTTCTGGGGCTTTGGCAAATATTGCATTCTCAGTCAATGCATCAGACCCAACATTAATAGGCGCTCAAGGATTTCAAGGAGTTCAAGGTGCACAGGGTTTCCAAGGAGTCCAGGGCGCACAAGGTTCTCAGGGTGTACAAGGAGTCCAGGGTTCTCAAGGATTCCAGGGTTTCCAAGGAGTGCAAGGTGCTCAAGGCGTGCAAGGTGCAACAGGGGCACAAGGTTCTGTAGGCAATCAAGGAGCACAGGGAGTTCAGGGTGCTCAAGGCGTTCAAGGAGCAATCGGAGCACAAGGTGATGTTGGTGCTCAAGGTTCGCAAGGCATTCAAGGTGCTGTCGGATCGCAAGGCGCACAAGGATTTCAAGGTGTACAAGGTTCTCAAGGCGTACAGGGGGCAGTAGGTGCTCAAGGAGCAATCGGAGCACAAGGTGATGTCGGCGCTCAGGGAGCAACAGGTACTCAAGGTGCTACTGGATCTCAAGGATTCCAAGGCATACAAGGCGCTCAAGGTGTACAAGGCGCAGCTGGTGTACAAGGTGAAGTAGGCATCACAGGATCGCAAGGAGTTCAAGGTGCTGTAGGTGCTCAGGGTGCTGCTGGCTTCCAAGGCGCAGCAGGTGCACAAGGTGCTGTGGGTGCCCAGGGAGCAACTGGTGCTCAAGGATTCCAAGGCATACAAGGTTCTGTAGGAGCACAGGGAACTGCTGGTGCTCAAGGTGCTATAGGTGCTCAGGGCGCACAAGGTTCACAGGGTGTACAAGGAGCAATCGGGGCGCAAGGCGTTCAGGGTTCCGTTGGTGCACAAGGTGCTGTTGGTGCGCAGGGCGCTCAAGGATTTCAGGGTGTTATTGGTGCGCAAGGATCTACTGGAGCACAAGGTGCTGTCGGTGCTCAAGGTGCGCAAGGTTCTGTTGGCGTGCAAGGTGCTACTGGTTCTTTCGGTGGCGCAACCTTTGAGTTCATCTATTCAACAAACACCGCAAATACAAATCCAGGTTCAGGCAATCTTAAATTTGATAACACAGCATTCACGAGTGTTACAACACTGTACATCAATGAGATTGATGCTAATTCATTGAATGTCTATAACTTCTTACAAACTATTGACGATTCAACATCATCAATCAAAGGCACATATAAACTTGCAAATACTGCAAATATTCTACAATTTGCATTCTTTAATATTACAGGGCTGCACGCTCACGGCAATAATTACTTCTCAGTTCCAACGCAGCATGTTTCTGGTGTAACATCACTACCAGATACAACCGATGTCCTTATTACATTTATTCGAACTGGTGATAAAGGCGACACAGGTGCGCAAGGAGTTGCTGGAGCACAAGGCGCAGTCGGCGCTCAAGGTGCTCAAGGAGTCCAAGGTTCTCAAGGAATCCAGGGTTCTGCGGGTGCTCAGGGTGGTGTTGGCTCCCAAGGAGCGCAGGGGTTCCAGGGTGTACAAGGAACAGCTGGTGCTCAGGGATCTGTAGGTGCACAAGGAGCAATAGGCGCACAGGGTTCAATTGGTGCTCAAGGCGACGCAGGTGCACAAGGTTTCCAAGGAGTCCAAGGTGCTGCAGGTGCACAAGGTGCTGCTGGAGTCCAAGGTGCAGTCGGAGCGCAAGGTGCAGTTGGTGCGCAGGGTGCTGTGGGCGCACAAGGAGCAATAGGTGCTCAAGGTGCTATTGGTGCACAAGGTGCTGTAGGAGCACAAGGTTCAATCGGCGCGCAAGGTTCTGTCGGTGCTCAAGGCGCGCAAGGTTTCCAAGGAATCCAAGGTGCAGTTGGTGCTCAAGGCGCTCAGGGACATCAAGGTGTTCAGGGAGCAGTCGGAGCGCAAGGTGCAGTTGGTGCTCAAGGTGCTGTTGGAGCACAAGGAGCAGTTGGAGCACAGGGAGCAATAGGTGCACAAGGTGCTGTTGGAGCACAAGGCGCTCAGGGTCGGCAAGGTGATGTTGGTGTTCAAGGAGCACAAGGTCGACAAGGTGCACAAGGAGTGCAGGGTGCAGTAGGAGCACAAGGTGCACAAGGTGTGCAGGGCGCTGTTGGTGCACAAGGTGCTGGTGGATTAACAACAACAGATGCAACTACGCTAAACAGTATTTCAGCCGTTAATCTGTTTAATAACATGGGGCAAGCACATAGCACCCAGAATAACTTTGATAGCGTTGCTAACTTTGGTGTTAGGTATGTGCAGGGCGGTACTAACGGTCCTTCGGTGGGAGGTTCAGGCAGCACACAGTTCTACGGATTTTCACTTGGACTGGGCAGCGAATATGCGTACTCGTCCTATGCCAGCCAATTTTACTGGGCACGCACTGCAACAGGTGGTAATCCTTATATCTCGGTTCGTTTCCGCGAAGGCGGATCGTGGGGCAGTTGGGCAAAGATCTGGGCTGGATTTGCTGATAGTGCTCCTTTTGACGGATTAACATCTAAAGCAAGTGGCACAGGAACATACACAACGAGCGGTGATTTCCGCGCCCCAATTTTTTACGACAGCAACAACACTGGATATTATTTAGATCCAGCAAGTACATCAGATTTATACCAAGCAAGATTTATTCAAAGAATTGCTATTGGCAATGGCGTAGCCCCATATTTAAATACTGGCACTGCAGGTATTTGGTATTCGAATAGTGGCGGGGCAAGTCATTTTACGGGTTCGCATGATAGTGATACCAGCTGGTGGGGTATTTATACAAACAGCGCATGGCGAGCATATTTAAATGGATCTGGGCATTGGGTTGTTAGTGGCGATGTTCGCGCCCCAATTTTTTACGACAGCAACAACACTGGATATTACTTAGACCCAGCAACCACTTCTGAACTTAATAAAGTTTATTACAATTCCAACATGGTGTCCCGTAACTACGGTATCGGGCAGGTTGGACTTTATGACAGCACGCGTTTCCAAGCCGTGTTTTCGATGTCTGAGATATACCTTCTTGCAGCGAACGGTACTAGCGTCGGCAACCTGTATGGAATCGCTTGGTCACACCCAAATGCAGGTGGTGCTGCGGCAAATCTTGCATCACATGGAATGCTTTTGCTAGAAAATGGCGTGTTCAAAGGCGCGTGGGGAGGCGGCAGTCTCAGAACACCTTCGGATATTCGTGGAACTATTTTTTATGATTACGACAACACTGGATATTATGTGGATGCGGCTAGCAGTACACAACTTGCAACTGTTTATGCAAATAATTACTTCCGCGCCCAAGGTTCAACTGGGCTTTATTTGCAAGACTACGCTTATTACTTCGACAAAAACCCCGATACTTACGGTAACTTCCGCTGCGGCGTAACCCCGCAAAATGGTTATGTTGGTATTCAATATGCCGCTAGTTCCTCACGTATGACTGCTATGTTTGATACTGCTGGCAATGGTGGACTATATAATTACAGCTACTGGATCTACTACTGGGCTGTAGGTAGTGCTTGCTTGGGTATTAGATCCTCCGCAACCAGCAGTTCCTATGCACTATATGTAAGTGGAGCCATTTATTCGACGGATAACATCGTTGCGTACTCAGACGTACGCAAGAAGAAGGACATCGTGACCATTGACGGGGCTTTGGATAAGGTCAACAAGATGCGTGGTGTGTACTACACCCGTATCGAAACCGACGACCCCAAGATTGATCCGAACAAGCGGCAGGTCGGTGTGATTGCACAAGAGGTTAACGAAGTTTTACCAGAAGTTGTAACCTATGCTAAAGATGTTGACGAATATGGTGTTCAGTATGGCAATATGGCTGGTCTCTTTATTGAAGCAATTAAAGAACTGAAGGCTGAAATTGAAGAACTAAAGCAGAGGTTACGCTAATGGCGATTACATATTCATTTAGAATTAGAACTTTAAACCGAACAACAGTTTACGGGATACCAGACATTATTTCACATGTACATTTTGATTATATTGGCACAGATGAAAATGGTAAAACTGCAGTATGTCAGGGCACAGTACCGTTTACTTTAAAGCCTATTATAATTGATGACAAGGCTTCTAATAGGACCAGAACTATTCCTGCGGTTTTTAACAAAGATAATTATGTTCCGTATGATCAAATTACAGATGATATAATTTTAGATTGGCTCAATGCATCAGTTCCACCTGGTGCTATAATCATCTATCAAGAAATTATCAATGAGCAATTGACAAATTAAAGTTTATATACATATAGTTGAGGATTAAAAATGCTTACATATACATGGAAATTAATTAATTTAAGAAAGACAACTGCAGCAAATTTAAGCAATGTTGTAATTGGCACAAACTGGACTCTGACGGGCACAGACTCTGACAATTACTCAGGCACATTTAATGGTGCAACGCCATTTAGGTCTGCAGAACTTGACCCGAACAACTTTATAGATTATAATAGTTTAACGGAAGAAATTGTTCTTGGTTGGATTCAGGCTGTTGTTGTTGGCGGCTATATGGATCATGTAAACGAGCAAATCAACAAGCAGATCCGTGACAAGAAGAATCCAGTTGATGATGCATCTGGAAACAATTTCCCATGGATAGTATCGACTAATAATTGAGATTTTTAATAAAAGAGGATGACTATAATGAATAATGTTACAACTGAAACTGTAATTACTCTAGAGTTGAATGTGAACGAAGTAAATCTTGTATTGGGTGCGCTTCGTGAACTTCCACACCGCATTGTCAACGACACCCTAAATAAAGTTGTTGCACAAGCACAGAGCCAAATGCCACAGCAGCCACCTGCACCATCGGCATAATAAATAGATGATATTGGTGATGCTATTGTGAAAAATACAAAATAAGGTATAATTTAAATGGCATCACCAGCATCTAGATCTCAACTAAAAGATTACTGTCTCCGTAAACTCGGATTTCCTGTAATTGATATCAATGTCGATGACGATCAATTAGAAGATCGCATTGATGATGCATTGCAGAAGTTCCGCGATTACCATTACGACGGCACAGAAGAGATTTATCTGGCTCACCAAGTAACTTCTGGAGATATTGCTAATACTTACATTCAAGTGTCAGACAATATCTCTGGGGTTACTCGTCTGCTGCCAATTAGTTCTGGGTCTATTAGTTCTTCTAGCTCTCAAGGATTTAACATCTTTGATATCAACTATCAGATTAGACTCAACGACTTCTATAACCTTCTATCCAGTTCGTACACTTATTATGTGATTGCAAGAGAACACCTTGCAATGCTTGATATGATTGTTACTGGTGAGATTCCATTCTCATACAATAAAAAAGTAAATCGAATCAATTTGTATATGGATTGGGCTGGTCGACTTGCGGTTGGCGATTATATTGTCTTTCAGGCAACTCAAATTGTTGATCCAGCAGTATACACTAAAGTCTTTAATGATTCTTGGTTGAAGTCATATACTACCGCATTGTTCAAGATGCAATGGGGCAACAATCTAAGCAAATATACAAACTACACGTTACCAGGCGGTCTTGTAGTAAACGGTGAGAAGATCTACAACGATGCAGTTGCTGAGATTGAACTGTTGCACACCAAGTTACGAGAAGAATACGAGCTTCCACCACAGATGATTGTGGGATAATCTTATGCCAGTAAGTGTGTATTTTAACAATCAAGGTGCTACAAGAGAACAGTTTCTTGTAGAAGATCTCATTATCGAGTCGATTAGGAATCACGGTATTGATATCTATTATTTGCCTAGATCTTCTCAATCAACGCTAGATGAAATCTTTGGCGATGATCCAGTTAAATACTTTAACGCCGCATATAAAATAGATATGTACCTTGAGACTTTCAATGAGTTTGAAGGTAATCAGGAATTTTTTGCGAAGTTTGGTTTAGAAATTCAAAAGACAGCAAAGGTTGCTGTTGCACGAAGAACCTTTGAGCGTGCAATCTCTACAACAATTCGCAACACGCCAAAAGAAGGCGATCTGATCTATATGCCTATTCAACAAAAATTGTTAGAGATAAAACAGGTTGAGGAAGAAAAGAACTTCTTCCAAGCAGGAAAACAAGCACCGTATATGTATGGGCTTACAATAGAAACATTCAGATACAACGGCGAGTTGATAAAAACTGGCGTTGAAGAGATTGATAAGATTGGAGACCTTGAAGCGTTTGCATTGGAATACACAATGAATGCTGGTGGCACTGGCACTTATGACGATATGGAAATTGTCTATCAAGGCGCGTCATTGGCTGCTTCTACCGCAAGAGCATATGTTGCTGATTGGAACAAACCAAATCGCATTTTGAAACTTCGAAACATCAAAGGTGAGTTTACCAATAATGTTGCGATCGTTGGTGTCACTTCAGGTGCTTCGTGGTCAATGGGAACTGTTGACACTATGGAAGATGCTAACGACGGCTTCGATGACAATGTTGAGATTGAAAACGAGGCTGATAATGTTCTTGATTGGACAGAATTAAATCCATTTGGAACGAGTAACGAATAATGCTTTCTAGACAGCATTTCTATCACAGAATCACAAAAAAACTGGTCGTAGCATTCGGCACGATGTTCAACAACATTCGTTTAGTCAGATACGATAAAGCAGGAACAACAGAGATCGAACGAATCACTGTTCCTTTGTCATATATGGCTAAAGAAAAGTTTTACCAGCGTTTACAGCAAGATCCTGGGCTAGACCAAAGAACTCAGATTACATTACCACGCATGTCGTTTGAACTCACATCAATCACATATGACCCTTTGCGCAAAAGAAGTTTATTTTCTCAAGAATTTAGCCCAAACTCAAATACGACAATTAAATCTGCTCAAATTGCACCATACAACTATAACTTTCAGCTGAACATATATGTTAGAAACACTGAAGATGGCACACAACTCATAGAGCAAATTCTTCCATACTTCACACCAGACTATACACTAACAGTTGACCTTGCTGATGTTGGTAACAATGTCGATGTTCCAATTATACTTGAGTCTGTTGATTATTCTGTGTCTGATGATGTTGGTTCATCAGAACAATTAAGAACACTAATGTGGACACTGACATTTACAGTCAAAGCGTATCTTTATGGACCGATTAATGGCAACACCAAGATTATTCGCAAGGTCACAGCAAATACTTATGACAGCACTTATATCGAAACAGGTGAAAGAAAGATTAATCTGAGTTCTGGTTCTGGTGATTACAAAATAGGCGAGCTGGTGTTTGAAGGAAAAACTATCAATGCTGCTAATGCCTCTGGGTTTGTTAAGGCTTGGGATAATAGAGCAAATCAAATAATTGTTACCGATGTTGCTGGCGCTTTGTTTATTGGCAAAAAATTAACAGGCGCAGTCACTAATACTGCATATACAATAAATACATTTGATATTAATGATAATCAGTTGGTCAACTTGACAGTAACACCAGACCCATCTAACGCAAACGCTAATAGCGACTTCGGCTTTACTGAAACAATTGAAGAATACCCAAACATTACATAATTTATGAGTGAAGTAGATAAAAATCTAGCCGAAATACTTAACACTGACTATATTCCTGCAGTAAAAGAGGAAAACAAAAGTGTTACTATTCATGAGTCAGACAGATCAGCTGATAATCCTGACGCTGACTATTCTCGTTCTAATTATTACAACCTCATCGAAAGGGGTAACGAGGCTTTGGAAGGCATTCTTGAAGTGGCGAGAGAATCGCAGCACCCAAGAGCGTATGAAGTAGCAGCCAACATGATCAAGAATCTCTCTGATGTTACAGAGAAACTTATGATTCTTCAAAGGCAACAACAAGAATTGCAACCAAAAGAACCAGCTGGTCCTACGAATATCAATGTTGACAAAGCCGTGTTCGTTGGTTCTACAGCAGATCTATTAAAGCAAATAAAAAATGAGTCTTAAGTTAAAGCATTACCTTGGGAACCCACACTTAAAGCGTGTGAATATGCCAATGCAACTCACGGAAGAACAAGTCCGTGAGTATGTTAAATGCGCAAAAGATCCAATCTACTTCATCGAAAACTATGTAAAGATTATTACTCTTGACAAAGGTTTCGTTCAGATATCTTTGTATCCATTCCAGCGCCAAGCTGTCAAAGACATTAACGACAATCGCCGTGTTATAGTAAAGGCAGGTCGTCAGGTCGGTAAGACTACGATGGTCGTTGGCTATATTCTTTGGTATATTTTGTTTAACGAAGATAAGTTCGTAGCCATTCTAGCCAACAAAGCACCAACAGCTCGCGAAATTCTTAATCGCATTAAAATTGCGTATGAGGCTTTACCGCTATGGCTGCAACAAGGTGTTCGCACCTGGAACAAGGGTGATATCGAACTAGAAAACAATTGTCGCGTGATGGCTACATCTACCGCTTCTAGCGCGATTCGTGGTTACTCTATCTCGTTACTATATCTTGACGAGTTCGCATTCGTTCCAAGTAACATTGCTGATGAGTTCTTCACCTCTGTATACCCAACTATCTCTTCTGGTACACAGTCGAAGATCCTAATTTCTTCCACGCCAAACGGTATGAACCATTATTATCGTATGTGGACGGAAGCCGCTGAAGGTCAAAATGGCTTTAAGCATATTGAAGCCAACTGGCGACAGGTTCCAGGGCGCGATCAAGCATGGGCAGATGACCAAAGACGCATCCTTGGCGAGGAAAAGTTTCTGCAAGAAATGGAATGTGAGTTTATGGGATCGGCTGGAACCTTACTCTCCGCCGCAGCCTTAAAGTCCCTTGCATTTGTCAAGCCATTGCATACTTCTGAGAACGGCATTAAGATCTATAACCAACCACTAGAAGGTCACAACTACATCATAGTTGCAGATACCTCTAGAGGCAAGGGTTTAGACTACTCAGCCTGTGTGGTGATAGACTGCGCTATTCCATATAGAGTCGTTGCAACTTATAAAGACAATAATATTAGCCCATTAGTTTATCCATCAATTCTCAAGAAGATGGGTGACTATTACAATCAAGCCTATGCGTTAGTAGAAATAAACGACAACGGGCAACAAGTTGTAGATAGTTTGTTTGAAGACTACGAATACGAAAATATTTTATCCACCGTAGATATTAAATCTAAGATTGCCTTAACATGGGGATATGGAAACAAATCTAATCGTGGAATTCGAACAACAAAGTCTGTAAAGAGACTAGGGTGTTCAATCCTCAAAACTTTTGTTGAACAACAAAAATTAATAATTGAAGACTTTGATGTTATTGCAGAATTGTCAACCTTTATTGCCAAGGGAACCAGTTTCGAGGCTGAGGAAGGCAGTCATGACGACCTAGTAATGTGCCTTGTGCTTTTTTCTTGGGCAACAAACCAGTCATTTTTTGCAGAGTTAACGAACACAAATCTTAAAGAGCGTTTATATCAAGAACAAATGAGACAGATTGAAGAAGATGCGTTGCCTATGCCGTTAGCTGGGCATATTGATGTAGATGGAAGAGAGTTTGATTTTGTGTCTGGTGGTTCAGCATGGAAAGTGGTCGAGCATTAAAAACCCCGATTTACTAAATAAACCGTAGAATTTCTATTCTCCCAGACAGGAGTAAACCCATGGCATTTTTAGTTTCTCCAGGAGTTAACACTTCTGAAATTGATCTTACAACATCCGTACCTGCAGTCGGAACATCAACTGGTGCAACCGTTGGCGTATTCCGCTGGGGTCCAGCTAACACCATTGTTCAAGTCACGAGCGAATCTGATTTGGCACAAAAGTTTTTTGCACCAGATGCAAATACTGCAGGTTCCTTTATGGCTGCAGCAAACTTCCTCGCATACGGCAATGACCTTCGCGTCGTTCGTGTGATTAACCCAACTGCTGGTGCAAATGCATCAAACAATGCGGTTTCAAACACAAGCCACTTCGCAATCATTCCAAACGACGAAAGTTACTTCAATACTCAGTATGCGGCATCAAATACAGTAGTCCAGTGGGCTGCTCGTTATCCTGGTGCTCTGGGAAATTCTCTTAAAGTTTCTGTTTGCTCTGAAGAAGCATCCTTTTCGAGCTGGGCATATGCATCATTCTTCGATGCCGCACCAAACACATCAAACTATGCAGCTGCAACAACTGGAAACGCAAACCTAAAGGACGAAGTGCATGTCATCGTAGTTGACGAAGACGGTCTCCTAACAGGAACAGCAAATACAGTTCTAGAGCGTTGGGCAAATCTATCAAAGGCAAGCGATGCTCGCGGCGATGATGGTTCAACAATCTATTATAAGGAAGTTGTATACCGCAACTCACAGTGGATTCACTGGATCGGACATGCCGCTGGTTCAAACGCAACCAATGCATGGGGTCAAACAGTTGCTACAGTAAATGCTTCTGGTGACAAGTTCCACCAGCCAGCTGTTGCTAACTACTCGCTTGCAAATGGTGCCGACGGTTCTGTTAAGCAGAGCGATATGGTAGCTGCTGTTGACTTGTTTGATAACAAGGAAAAAATTGATATTTCTCTACTCTTCACAGGTGACTGTGGTGTTGGAGCAAATTCCGCAATTAATCCAGTAACAGTATCAAACGAATACCTATCAGTTGCAGCAGGTCGTAAGGACTGCGTTGCGTTCGTATCACCTGCGTACGCAAATGTGGTTGGTTCACAAGCCTCTGTGTCTGCAGTTGTTAACCACCGCAATGCTCTAACCGATACATCTTACGGTGTGATGGATTCAGGTTGGAAGTATCAGTACGACAAGTACAACGATGTCTACCGTTGGGTTCCACTCAATGCTGATATTGCTGGTCTTTGCGTTCGTACAGATCTACAACGCGACCCATGGTTCTCACCAGCTGGTCTAAATCGTGGTCAGGTTCGTAATCTTGTTAAGTTGGCATTTAACCCAACTCAATCAGAGCGCGATACGCTATACAAGGCAGGTGTAAACCCAGTCGTTTCCTTCCCAGGAGAAGGTACTGTTCTCTTCGGAGACAAGACTCTACAGGGTCGCCCAAGTGCCTTTGACCGCATCAATGTTCGTCGCCTCTTTATTGTTCTTGAAAAAGCAATTTCTACAGCTGCTCGTTCAAGCCTCTTTGAGTTCAACGATGAGTTTACAAGAAGCCAGTTCGTGGCACTTGTAGAACCATTCCTCAGAGATGTTCAAGGTCGTCGTGGTATCTTTGACTTCCGCGTTGTTTGTGACGAAACAAACAATACAGCAGGAGTTATTGACCGCAACGAGTTTGTTGGCGATATCTACATCAAACCAGCAAGAAGTGTAAACTTCATCCAGTTGAACTTTGTCGCTGTTCGCAGTGGCGTAGCCTTCGACGAGATCGTTGGACGCTTCTAATAAATAGAATAGGATAAAGTCAGGAGAATACAATGGCTTTTAATGTATCTGAATTTCGTTCTCAAATGCAGTTTGATGGCGCTCGCGCTAATCTCTTTGAAGTCGAGATGAACTTTCCATTTTTTGCGTTACCAGGGAACGCAGCAAGAAAGCTGCGTTTCGTTTGTAAAACTGCTCAGATCCCAGGATCTACAGTTGGCGTAGTACCAGTACAATACTTCGGTCGCGAAGTAAAGTTTGCTGGCAACCGCACATTCGCAGATTGGACAGTAACCGTTCTAAACGATGAAGATTTCGTAGTCCGTAACGCATTCGAGCGTTGGATGAACGGAATCAATTCCCATCGCTTTAACACTCGCTCCGCTTCTGCTGCAACGCCAATTTCTTATGGTGTAGATGCCTTCGTTAAGCACTATGGCAAAACAGGCAAACTCATCAAACAATACAAGTTTATTGGCATGTTCCCAAATGACCTCGCGCCTATAGATCTCGACTGGGGTAATAATGACTCCATCGAAGAATACTCAGTGACTTTTGCATATCAATGGTGGGAAGCAGCTGCCGAAAGCGTTGTTTGATCATTTGCGTTATTATTTTATCATGGAGTTAACATATGGCAGGAATTAATCTATTTGGATTCCAGATAGTCCGTGCTGATCAAACAGAGCAGTTACAACCAGCAGTTACTGCACCAACTACAGATGATGGTGCAATAAACATCACTTCTGGTGGTTATTTTGGCACATATTTGGATCTTGATGCTACATTTAAAAACGAAAACGATCTTATCACTCGTTATCGTGAAATGGCTATGCAGCCAGAACTTGAAGCAGCAATCGATGATGTCGTCAATGAGTCTGTTGTTCATGACGAAAAAGGTAAATCCGTAACGATTATTCTTGACGATCTAGATCAACCAGACAATATTAAAGAAATGATTCGCGCAGAGTTCGATACAGTTCTGCGTCTATTAAACTTTTCTAACAACGGCAATGACCTGTTTCGCCGTTGGTATATTGATGGAAGATTGTACTATCAAGTTCTAATCGACGAAAAACAACCTAAACTTGGTATTCGTGAACTAGTATATCTCGACCCTCGCAAGATTAAAAAGGTCAGAATTGTAGATAAAAAGAAAGATCCAAGAACAGGCATTGAAATTGTTACAGGCTCTCGCGAGTTTTATGTTTACAACGATAAAGCAACTACGCTAGGTCAAACCTTTGTTTCATCACCAAGCGATGCAGGAGTAAAGATTGCTGCTGATGCTGTTGTAAATGTAAACTCTGGGTTAATGGATCCTAAACGCCAGATGGTACTGTCTTATCTACATAAGGCAATCAAACCACTCAACCAGCTTCGTATGGTTGAAGATGCTATCGTTATCTATCGTATCTCTCGCGCACCAGAACGCCGCGTGTTCTATATCGATGTCGGTAACATGCCGAAGATTAAATCAGAACAATATCTTCGTGATATTATGACGAAGTTCCGTAACAAGGTTGTTTATGATTCTTCAACTGGCGAAGTCAAAGACGATCGTAAGTTTATGTCAATGATGGAAGACTTCTGGATTCCACGTCGCGGTGAAGGTAAGTCAACAGAGATTACTACGCTACCAGCTGGCGAAAATCTTGGTGAACTTGCTGATGTTAAGTATTTCGAACAGAAACTTTACAAGTCATTGAATGTTCCTGTTTCAAGACTAGAATCTACTACAGGATTTACACTTGGCAGATCTACAGAAGTAACACGCGATGAATTGAAGTTTATGAAGTTTATCGAACGACTTCGCGACAAATTCTCATTAATGTTTGATGAACTTATGGAGCGTCAACTTGCATTAAAGGGCATTTGTTCGGTAGACGAATGGAACGAATTAAAGCAAAAGATACACTACGACTTCTTAAAGGATAACAATTTTGCAGAACTAAAGGCATCTGAACTATTAGCAAGCAGATTGCAGGTTATGCAACAGATCGATCCATATGTTGGTGTTTACTTCTCAAAGGATTGGATCCGTAAGAAAGTATTGAACATGAACGAAGAAGAGATTAAAGAAATCGCAGAACAGATTGAATTAGAAAAAACAGAAGAACCAGAACCTATTGAGATTGGTGCTGCACCTGGTGTTGCTGAACCACAACCAACAGCAGCACCTCAAGCAAATGATATTAATCAAATGTTTAAATCACAACTAACTAAATAATTGGAGATATTATGGATACCGTAGAATTAGTAAATTTAGCAATTGCTGGCGATAAAGATGCTCTAGAAACAGCATTTAATAACGCTATGGCTGCTAAAGTTACAGACGCTTTAGAAATTAAAAAAGTAGAACTCGCATCTAACCTATTAGGCAAAGAAGAAACCGATGAAACTACAGACGCTACGATCGAAGCTGACGGAACAGATGGATCAACAGACATCCAGCATGAACCAACAGCAGAAGAATCAGCAGACACAGAACAGAACTAACGCACAGCGTATTGCTCAGTTAGTTAGAGCTGGTTTAATGCGAACCAGTGAGTTGCCTGCACTCAAACTTGCAATGGCGCGTCACGCTAAAGTTGGTGATGTTGCAAAACTACCAAAAAATCAACGCGATGTATTAAATCGTTACTATCAATCTACAGCATCAGCAGCTCTTGGTTCTCAGCAATCAACAGCTGCTGTTCGCCGTAATATTATGAATGGTTACGAAATTTCCCGCGACGATTATATTAGCGAAGCAACATTCAGCGATCCTCCTATGATGCTCATATTAAAGCGTCAAGGAATTAGAATTTTCCCAGACGGTAAGCGTGTTGCATTGTATAAGAACGAAAAGCTCGGGTTGTCATTTACAGTACCATATTCTTCAACTGGACCAGAACAAGAATTAACTGGCGTTTCTGAAGAAGTTGAAAATGTAATGGAAAGTCTTGATCAAGTTGCAAAATATGCTCAAGAAGAATCGCCAAAGCAAACAGCTCGTCATATGAAATTTGATGATGGCTCTAAACTTAAAGTCAGTCATGGTGCAGCAAAAGCCATTCATATGGTCCATGGTGCATTAAACGACGAAAACAAAAAGAAGTTTGCTGAGATGCTTACGACGCCAAAGGGATTTGAAAAGGCAGCACACTTTTCCTTGAGTAAAGTAAACTTTTCGATTGGTGGCAAATGAGCAGCATCTTCTCAGCCATCAAGAATATTATTGTTGAGGCGGTAAAACGCAATCGTAATGTTGTGCGCATGGGTCGCACAAAACTTGTTCGTGCTCGTGTGCGTACAGTTAAAGGTAAGGTTACAGTGCAACGCAGAAAGAAGTTTTCTGCTGTAAAGGGTTATACAATTCGTGGTGGTAAAGTTACTCGTATGACTTCAGCTGAAAGACTAAAAAGAAGAATTTCGCAGCGTAAGGGTAAGATTAAGCGTAAAGCAAAAGCAGCAAGAGCATTAATCAAAAGAAAAAGATCAATGCGTCGTAGACAATCACTAGGATTAAAATAAATGAAACTAATAGTCGAAACAATCGAATCAGTAAAGTTAATCACCGAAGAAAAGAATGGTGTGAAGACTCTTTACATTTCAGGTCCATTTCTTGTTGCAGAAACTAAGAATCGCAACGGTCGTGTGTACAAAACTGACACTCTTATGAAAGAGGTCAATCGTTACAACGAAGAGTATGTAACTAAGAACCGCGCATTCGGCGAATTGGGTCATCCAGATTCACCATCAATCAATCTAGACCGAGTATCACACTTAATCACCTCTTTAAAGCAAGAAGGTAATCAGTGGATCGGTAAGGCTAAAATTCTTGAAACACCAATGGGTAAGATCGCCAAGTCCCTTATGGAAGGCGGTGCAACTCTTGGTGTATCATCACGTGGCATGGGTTCACTTAAAGAAGTGAACGGTGTTAATGTGGTACAAGACGATTATTATCTAGCCACAGCGGCAGATATCGTAGCGGATCCGTCCGCACCAGGGGCTTTCGTTCAAGGTATTATGGAAAATAAAGAGTGGGTGTGGGATAATGGTAAGGTCAAAGAAATTGATGTTAACGCATATTATGAACAAATTAAGAACGCAAAGCAAAAACAAATTGACGAAATCTCATTGAAGATCTTTGAGAATTTTGTGTCAAAACTTTAAAATTTATAAATATATTTACTTCTTTAGGAGTTAACTAAAATGACAAAGTCTCTATCAGAATCTGCTGCTGAAATTCTCAAAGCATCACTTGCATCAGCAGGTAAGGAACCAGCCGCAAAACTTCCAAACGCGGAAGAAGACCTCGGCGGCGAAACAAACGAAGTGCCAGACGGTGGCGATGTTGGCGAAAAGGCAGCAGCTAGTGTAAAGCAAGCAGCCAAGCCAGGACAAAGCGGCGCACCATCTGAGCCAATTAAGAAAATGGCTACAGAAGAAACAGAAGAAGTCCTTGACGAAAAGAAGGACTATGAAGAAGAAGAGAAAGAAATTTCTGAGGCAGAACTAGCAGAAGCCAAGAAAAAAATGAGAATGGACATGGTCGCCAAGCACAAAGGCTCAATGGCTGAAGATGTCAATGCTCTTTTCAATGGCGAATCACTTTCTGAAGAGTTCCGCGTCAAAGCAACAACTATCTTCGAAGCAGCTGTTCAGTCTCGCGTAGAAAAGATCGTTGAGGATGTTATTGCCGACAACGAATCAATTCTTGAAGAAGCAGTTGAAGGAATCAAGGCAGAGCTTGGAACACAAGTTGATGAGTATCTCAACTATGTTGTCGAGCGATGGATGGAAGATAACGCAGTAGCAATTGAGTCTGGTTTGCGTTCAGAACTAACTGAAGACTTCATCAACGGTCTAAAGAATCTATTCGCAGAGCACTATATCGATCTTCCAGACGAGAAGCTCGAAGTTGCTGAATCACTTGCAGAAAAAGTTGTTGAGTTGGAAGAAGCGTCAGCTGCTCGCGATGAGCAGTTCGTTGCTCTTTCAAAGGAACTCAACGAAGCCAAGAAAAACGAAGCAATTCGCAAGATTTGTGAAGGTCTAACCGAAGTACAAGTCGGCAAAATGAAATCGCTCGCAGAGGGCGTGGAGTTCACCACAGAGGGTGAGTTTAATAATAAGCTCGCAGTTATTCGCGAGAACTACTTCCCAACAAAGAAAATCGTGAGTGAGGTAAAGGTATCTGAAGAGACGTCGACAGAACAACCTGAAGTAGTTGCAACTGGTTATATGAGTCATTATGTTAAGGCAATTTCCAAATCACTACCAAAGTGATATTTTTAACTTGAACGGAGAAATCTATCATGTATCTTAACGAAACACATGCAAAGAAGTGGGCTCCTGTTCTTGATCACCCAGAACTCCCAAAGATCAGCGATCCATACAAGCGCGCTGTTACTGCCCTAGTTCTCGAGAACCAAGAAAAAGCCCTATACGAAGAAGCTGCCAATATGGGTCGCTTGTTTGAAGCAACGCCAATTAACGTCGCTCCAACATCACCATCTTCAGGCAACATCCAAGGCTTCGACCCAATCCTAATCGGATTAGTTCGTCGCGCACTTCCAAACCTTATGGCTTATGATATCTGTGGCGTGCAGCCAATGACAGGTCCAACAGGACTTATCTTCGCAATGCGCAGCAGATATGCAACACCAGATGGTACAGAAGCATTCTTCAACGAAGCCAACACAGTATTCGCAGGAACAATCGGCGACATCGCAAATGTTCGTTCCGACCTAACATTGAACGTCGCTTCAATGACAATGGCTAACACTGGCGTTGGCGATTCTACAGCAAACTTCGAAAACAAAGTCATGGCAAATATGGCTTTCTCAATCGAAAGAGTGTCTGTAACAGCCAAGACACGTGGTCTACAGGCTTCCTACACAATGGAACTTGCACAAGACCTCAAGGCAATTCACGGTCTCGACGCAGAAACAGAATTGACAAACATTTTGTCAACTGAAATTCTTGCTGAAATCAACCGCGAAGTTGTCCGTACAGTCTACGCAACAGCCAATGTTGGTATCCTAGGCGCATCTTCAGCTGTTTTCAATCTATCAAGCAACACTGATACATCAGGTCGCTGGCAGGTTGAGAAGTACAAGAGCCTCCTATTCGCAATCGAGCGCGCAAGCAACAAGATCGCGAAGGATACACGTCGTGGTAAGGGCAACATGCTCATCGTTTCAACCGATGTTGCTTCAGCTCTTGCAATGACAGGTCTTCTTGACTACAACTCAGCACTATCAAACAACACCAACCTAACTGTTGACGATACAGGCAATACCTTCGCAGGTACCCTATTCGGACGCATCAAGGTCTATGTTGATCCATACTCTGTAACGAATACGGATTATGTTGTGGTTGGCTATAAGGGATCGTCACCATATGACGCTGGTCTCTTCTACTGCCCATACGTCCCGCTACAGATGGTTCGTGCTATTGACCCTGACAACTACCAACCAAAGGTTGGATTCAAGACTCGCTACGGCATGGTCGCAAATCCATTCGCAGGTGGTACGAACACAGGACTTAACGGTGCATTGACGACAAATACAAATGTCTACTACCGCAAGTTCGCTGTGTTGAATGTCAACCAGTAATATTATTGCTAATTTATAAAAATAATAAGGCAAGTGATATGGGGGGAGCAGCAATGCTCCCCCTTTTTTTATGCACTAAATAAGTAATCCTTCGGGGAATTCATATGACAGTACTAAACCGCAATCCAATTAACACAGATTTATTGCAAAGTACAAAGTTTCAGGTAAACTTTGGAAGGCTTCCTGGTGTTACATACTTTTGTAATAGTGCTAATCTGCCAGGATTGTCATTAACTGAAATCCCTATGCCTACACCATTCGTAGATTTGTATTTGCCTGGAGAAAAGGCAATCTACGACACATTTAACATTACATTTTTAGTCGATGAAGACTTGCGCGCATGGACAGAACTACATGATTGGATTAGGGGCGCGACATTCCCAACAAACTTCGAAGAGTATATTAATCTTGCAAGAACACAACCAAATGCAAATATTCGAAGCCCATACAATCGTCCACCAGTATATTCTGATGCCGCGCTAACAATCTATACAAACAAAAACAATGCAAATTTTAGAGTTAAGATGGTTGATGTTTTCCCAACAACAGTTGGCAGTTTGATGTTTTCTTCGGCTGATAGCGCTGAAAATATTATTACAGCAGATGCAACCTTTAGATTCTCTTACTATAACTATGAGAGAATTTGAGTAGTCCTTTCATCTACTACATAGTCTATTATATTCCATTGTAATTACAGTGTCAAATATTGTTGGGGTTGCTTTTATTGCAGGCTTATAGTACAATATATGATCCTAACACTTATGCCTTTATACTATGGAAACACCACCACTTGAAGAAATAATGCGACAGTGGGAAAAAGACAGTAATGTCGATTCGACTGAGCCTGGTAAAGAAATTCTTCGCATCCCACTTTTGCACAACAAGTATAACAAATACTTGTCATTACACACGCTATCTGCACGCAAGTGTTCCTTTGAATTTGATAAAACCAAAAAACTCAAATGGATGTATTACAATGGCAAACTTGACCAAGAAGAACTTGATAAACTTGGCTGGGAACCATTTCGTTTTACTCTAAAGTCGGACATTGCTGTGTATATTGATGGCGACGATGACCTGAACAAAATTAAGCGCAAGAAATCTTATCATGAAGAAACAGCAAAGTATTGCGAAAATGTCATGAAAGAATTGAACGCTAGGACATATCAACTGCGTGCATTTATGGACTGGGAAAAGTTCATTCAGGGTGCTCGTTGATGTGTGATGTGAAGGTTGAAAAATTCAATAACATCTATGCACAAGTTAATGCTGATGATGGCATCTTGCAAGAGATGTCAGAATTTTTTACCTTCTCAACGCCAGGTTACCAATTTTCACCTGCGTTTAAAAATAAATACTGGGATGGAAAGATTCGACTTCTGAATCTAAAGACCAAACAAATCTATCTTGGTTTAGTTCCGTATATCAAAAAGTTTTGCAAGGACAGCAACTACACATGCGAGTATATCGATGAAGAAAAGGATGTTTACCCTGTTGACACGAAAAATTTGGCAAGTGCTTTATCACTTCCAATGGAGCCGCGAGATTATCAGTTGCTCGCTTCTAGCGTCGGACTTACGAAGCGGCGAACTGTACTCATTTCACCCACGGCATCGGGGAAATCGTTAATCATCTATATGGTGATTCGCCACCTGTTGAACACAGGTAAGAAGCGCGGATTACTCATTGTTCCTACGATTAACCTCGTCACTCAGATGCATAGTGACTTCAAGAACTACTCATCTAT